GAAAAACTTAAATTATTTAAATAAGCAGTATTAATATCGTAAAACGCTGGACTTTGGCCAGTAGCATCCATGGCCGTATTGGCCCTCAAAAAGCCACTAATATTACGAACTGCTCCAGTAAGATCGCGCAATTCAACTGGATAACCATATTGATTAGCTGGATTGAACATGGCATTTGCTGGAATAACTATTTCTTTACGAAGAACATCGGTAAACATAGTGAAGGAACCGCTTTGAGTAAAAGTTTCAGCGGAAAGTGCTTCTCTGTCGATACCAGGAACATGAACTAATTCGTATCTAAGATAAGCAGCGGGGAAAGTAATAGTAGCTGGTTTAACACCATCAGTTTGAATCATAGCACCTGCAGTAGCGAGTGGAACACGGATTCTAACCTTATTAGCAAGAGCACAAAGTCTGAGTTCATTTCCGCATCCTTCCCACGGAGTAGGTAATGGGATTCTGAATTCTTGTGGAGCTAATGCAAGAGTATTACGTTCAGCTGGAGTTTTTTCTCCAACTAATAAATTTTCATTGGTGGCGCGAGTTTCGTCATCAGCATAAAAATAATCGCTATAAATCTGATCAGGATAAACTCTATGAACATTTGTAGAACCGTAATCGAATGTAATAGGCAAATCGCGATTTATGGCGGCTAACCCAGCAAAATCTTGGTATCTAGCAAAAGTAGGAGCGCCAGTTACTAGGCCAGTAAGCGCAGGAGCAATTAATACCAATGTAACATCACGAACTAAAGTACCTTCTTTATCAATATCAAATACTAAATCGGTTCCAGAAACTAGGGTTCCAAGAGTTGGTTGAAGTCTTTTTTCTTGAACTGCATAATCAGTAGTTACGCGATGCCCTCGTTTTCTGAATAAACTTTCATTGATGGATGTTCCAATTAATGCAGCATCTTCTGCGGTAGTTTGGGCTTGTAATTTTGTTGCTTCTGGCATCTTTACATTACGAATTTTAGATTATTGTAACTGCCAGGGTATAAATGGCAGGCCAAAGAACATTTATTCATACTTATGTCCAACGACCTGGCCAACAACGCTGAACTGGTATCTATTATTACAAAACATAGATATTTAGAAGTAGATAAAAGCGGATACCCGTTAAACAAACAAGTACCAAGAACAGTACAAGTTTATGAAGGTACTGGGGGGGAACAAATTATTTATGATGGGAGTTCAGACATTCTTATAAAAGCAGATGATTTAGTGGGCGACCTTGAAATTATACTAGGACCAGAGATACAAAATATTAGGAACTTAGTGAATAGATGCCTTTCAATTCAAATTTGTGGGAGAACTGGTAATACAATTTATGTAGATTCTCAACCAGTTTCTATGAGAATAAACGGCACTACTGCAGTAGAATCTTACCATAAGATAATAGGGGATAACAATTCAAAAACAGTCACTCTTTACTTTTCAGAAGAAGAGTATATCAATCTTGATTATGGTGCTGCTGTTGGTACAATTATACCCTCTGGTGCTGGCGGTATACAAACCATTACAAATATTGGAGCAGGCCAGACAATAGCTACTAATAACAGTCCAACCAATGTTGATCTTAAAAGTATTGTTGGAGGAAATAATATCAGAACTAGTAATGACGCAACTACTATCACTGTGTTATCGATCGTGCCTACTGCAGCTCCAGTATCAATATTTTATGATTACATGAATCCTATTACTGTAAACTTTACAGGGTCTTACCAAACTCCTGATATTCTCAATGCCAGTATAGTAGAACCTCCTGCCTTTGATGAAGGTACTGTCACTATACTTACGAGCGTTACTTTTACTTTCACCCCTGCTCCTAGACTTACCCGGTCTGTTCTTATAGTAGTTAGGTTGACTTTCAATAGTGGTACATTTACTACGTTAGTGATCAAACTACAACCTAGACTTACTTTCTCAACGGATACTAATATGGACTTGTCTTTAGCTACTACTACTACTGATGGTGCGCTTTATCAATATGACCTTCAAGCATTTACTTTAAAACCAATGATTAATTATGATTTAACTCCTGTGGTATTGCCTGGGGTGTGTAAATGTATATCAATGAATGTAGCGGATAACATACTCTATTACGTCCTATCTGCTACTCCTACTGTCATAGAGTATTACGATTTTGTGACCAAACTACACGGATTGGCAGTACCAAATATTACTACAGTGGGTGGATGGTCATTTGGAGCTATTATCGCATCGATGTGTTATGATCAGATTTCCAATGTATTGTACGCCATCGGTGATATTAACACTGGTAGAATATTAGCATTCCCTGCTATTCCATTTGATCGAGGATTCGGCGGTCCGTTTTTTGGAGCTTCAGCCAGTTATTCTAGTCCATTTATAGCAGTAACGGGTAATATCCAACAACATATTGAAATAGATTCAGCCACTAAAACCTTATACGGAGTAGTAGATCCATCGGCGGGCGATACTCAACTTCGTCAACTTAATGGAATATCAGGTGCAGCCATTACTAACGCTATATTAACAGTGTCAAGTAATCAATCAGCTCATTGTTTCATAGGTGCTAGTGGTAGATTATATGTAAGGGGTGATACTTTGAAAGATATGAGACGATTTAATTCAGGAGTAAATGGTGGGAATACTATTCTCTTTACTGACGCAGTCGATTTAACTAATATTACTGGTAGATCACCTTATGGTATATTAGCATAATTTTAATAAAATAAATTCATTTAATTTACAAACCTGATGGCTGAGCAACCTGCGCGATTATCTTTTTATATTCAGGCCGAAAAGGAAGGCGAGCCAACGGTTGGAAGAACGTTTTCTGTTAGTTTTACTTCTAAAGAAGAAGTACTTGATATTATTAGTTTTGTTCTTGATACAGAATTATTTCAATTGTATTTACCTGTGGCAGCAAGAAACATTGTATTATTGCCTGAACCCGAACCAGAAGCCCCAAGTGAAGAAATAGAAATAACTGAAGAAGAAAGTGAAGAAGTATTAGAAATAGTTGATGATATAATTGAACCCGTATTAAATGAAACGCCATTTGTTCTTTTTTAAAATAAAATAAATTCTTTATTTATTTTTTTTTAATTACATTTCTTTTTTTAATTGTTTTACTGGCAGAATTCTTTTCTGGTGCTCTAATAGTTCTTGGTATTTTTTCATCATCTTCGTAATAGTGGTAAAGTTGTTTGTAGAGTGTAGCTTGTTTATTTAATTTATTGCATTTCTCTTCAAGGTCTTTGTTCATATGATCTGAAATAAATAAATTGCATCTGACCCCTTCCAATTCTTTTACTTTATTTTTGTAATTGTTGGATACATGGTCGTGACTTTGGCTCATGTAATCATATTTTTGTTCTAATATTTCTTTGTCGAATTTTAATTGTCTTATTGCTTTTTTGTATTTGTTGAGTTTGTTTGGAATTTGAGTTTGGTAATCAAGTGCTGCTTTTAAATTTCTTATTTCATCCATTTGTTCAATGACCATATCGCGGAATGTATTACTAGTTGCTCTTTCATACTTGAATAATTCTAACATAGTTTTTGTATCATTAACAGCGAATTGGAAATAAGCGCAATCAAAAGCATGGAGGACGGAATCGGTTCTGCAGGTACAAGACATTGTTCGGGTTGGTTTGTGGCTTTTGGCCACGCGTCCCAGCCTTATATACCCTACACTTCGGAATTTAATTTATCCGTAACCCGAACCCCATATATCCGACGTGGCCTGTTAGGGTTCCATAACAATGCCCACTGAATTAAAACTAAGTGATAACAAGGAGAATATGCCACTAGATGTGTATATGTACTATCGCAATAAAGAAGAACACATTAAAAACTATTATGGAGCAACACATTGAGCTATTAAATACAAGAATAAATACTTGTAAAAAAAATATTAAAGATTTGGAAAACGTAACCCTTTAAATAAATTCCCACAATTTAAAATTTGAGTGTTTACTATTTAAGTAGGGATTTGTGGCCATTTACCACAAACAATGGTAACTCTTGGTGCTGATGGTAAACCGCTTTATTCTGTTAAGATTATTCCCAACACAATTGCTTTAGAAAAGGAAAATAAGGAATTATTAAAAAAAATTGATGAAATTAATTCTGTTCATTTTAAGTATGTAGTAGCAGCAACAAAAAAAGAATTAGCACTTAAAGCCAAAATTGCAAAGTTGGAAAAAGAAATCAATAAATTACCAGAGGCGGATTCATTAGCTAAACGGTATGCACGATTACGAATGTATGGCGCTAAAACTGAAGATGATCTTAAACTTGAATGGGCAATAGAAACTGGCAGAATTAAATTACCTGTTAACCCTTAATTAATAAAAGCCTTGGTATAAAACGCCACTATTTTTTACTAAGTTATTATTTCAAACTGGTATGGCTGAATCCACTGAAGAAGATATTAAAATTGAAGAAACTACAACTGAAGAAGAATGTCCTATTATTAAAACGTTAATGGAAGCTATTGATCAAGACGAAAAAACATTGGATTTTGGCAAACTGCCAGACGAAATTAAACACCTTATTATTATGTCATCCATAATGGAAGCGCGTGATCACATTAATAAGATCAATAAAAGGCTTGAAGAAAAAGACAAAGAAATTAAACAAATGCAAGAAAAATTCACAACTCGTTTAGACCGCGTCTTTACTGTTATTGGTTTATTAACTGATGCAGCTAAAGTCACAAATAATGAAGTAGATAAATTGTCAGATGCCGTTCAATCCACTCTGCTCATAGGTAATTTATTAAATGGATTGGGAAAAGCAAACGACGCAGAAATTAGAGAATTAAAAGTTAAAATAGAAGAATTAAAAAAACAATAAAAATTTATTCAAGTCCTAATCTTTCAGCAATTACATTTGGCCCTAATTGTATCGCCTTTTTTGGTTTAACTCCATTATTAAAAAAGAATTCATCAATTCCATATCCAATAGCAAACCAGATATTTGTAGGCTGTGGTTCAGATTCTTTAGCAAGTTGATAATAAACATAAGTACCATAAAATCCAATAGTTGTAATTGTTAACAATGTTAATTCGATTGTTTTCATCTTTTCTAAATAATAAATTAGTTTGAAAATAGAATTATGGCAGATAATGTTGTAGCCAGAGGTTGGTTTGGAGAATGGGCATTGATTACAAAACAATGGTGTGTAGGTGCTTTTGTCGCTGCCACTTTAGATTGGATGGCTTCTAAAGTGCCCGTTCATAATGGAATATTCGCAACTCTATTATCTACTGCTCAATTAACTACTGCTTATTTTTTGGCAAATGCATTTAGAGGATTTATTACAAATGGCAGTAATGTTCGAAGCGTTACTAACTTTAACGATAATTGGGTATTGTTTTTTGCTATCTGGCAAATGTCACCAAAAGCGGTTAGTAGATTATCTGGTAGTTATCGTAAATTGCATGTTATTTTATATGGCCAAGGCACATTGCCCAGTATGCCTTCAACTGCTGCTTTAGTAAATGGGGCAGGAGAATGTAAATCTGGCAGTTGCAATAAATAATTTTATTTAATTAATAAATGCTGCATTTGTTCCAAATTCAATTCTTAATACTTGATTGTTTGCATTGGCAGTAATAGTTTGAGTTGTAGCACCTGCTCCAGCTGCTCCTGTCACATAAATTGGATACCCAGCTACTGGAAAATTGACTACCACATTTTGGCCAACTCCTCCTCGAACATGAATAACGATATTTCTCCCGCGTAAGTTGGCAACGCTAGTGGCATTAATGGTTAGTACTCCTGCCAATGCTCCATTCACAAAAAGACTATTACTTCCATCAAAAAGAATTGTTTCTCCTCCAGCTCCATTGTATTGTTGTTGAAGTCTTGGTACTTGTTTATTTAATGGGGCGCCATTTTTATCAACTAGTAACGGTCGTTCTTTATCCATTGGTCCCAAAATTACTGCATCAGTAGACGTTAACGAAGTCATGTGTAAAGTATAAATAATTAACCCTAGTATAATTTTAATATTTATAAAAAAAAGATGGCATCTACCTATACGCCTCCTAGACCAATATCCATTCACCTGACGCCCGGGACGCCTAGAAAACGTAAATCATTATCTAGAATAGAATCCATGGCTACAGTCGAACAAAGAACAAAACGGGAATTATTTAAATATCCAGATGTATCTATGGAAGAAACGGATGTATTTGAATTATTAAATGACGATAGGCCACCCAGAAAAGTATTACAACAAATTACAAACGATAAAGAAGAAATATTTATATTGTATGATGATGGCACTTATGAAATAACTACAAGAAAAATTATGAAGTGTCCCAATAATCAAGAGTATGCTCTTGATAATGTAATTGATAATAACGAATAAAATCTTGTTCAGACATTTCATTTCTTTGGCGAGGTAATATAGCTTCATTCATATACCAAGTAGGATAACCAAAAAAAGCATCTTCATATTTTAATCCAGTTACTTGTCTTGACAATATAGCAAAATTATAACTATAATAATTAGTAGCATCAGGATCAGTATTTAAATTACTTGGCGTTCCATGCCCCCCAAATACACTCGAACCAATATCATAAATAGAAGTATAACAATCGTGATAAACTTGATAAGCATTTTTTTCCATATGATTCCAAGTATTAAAAACTGCAGCATTCTTAGCTACTGTATTGGGCCAGTTTTTATCTGTAGCGTAATGCGTTAAATCATAAGCATCACAAACAAACATATAACATTGGTAAATTGCTTCAACTCTAGTTTCGGCACAATCCAATCCAATGGTAGAACCTTGATCAGTACAATTGGAACTTCCTAATACTCCACCTAAATGTTTTCCAATACTATGACGAATAATCCAATCTATACCAGGCCCCAATTTATTTCTTAATGGGTGATGCCTAAGTGGATGCTGTTCATGAGAAGTACACGAATTAGTATAATGCGTTCCTACTTCTGTGCACGTGCTATCTGGCGGATATTCTAGGCCACCCGTTTTTAGCTCAGTCAAATCTTCTAAGAATTTTTTTGATTTCCATACTCTAGTCAATATAGGAGCACCAGTAAAAAAATAATAAGGCCCAAAAAATAACCATTCCAATCCAAATAATGGGCGATCATTGATAATCGCTTGAGTAATATCACAAGTAAAAAATAAAAAACAATAAAGTACTGCTGTTCCAAATGCATCAACAAATATTCTTTGTATAAAACTATTAGGATGCTCCAAAAGATTTGTTTGTTTATTTAATTCTTTATTGATTAATTCCAAATCTTTATCTAAAGTATTAAGTTCTTCAAAAGTATAAAGTTTGGTTAATTCGTCAATAGAAACATTCTCCATATTTTCTAATTTCTATTTCATTTAAATAAATAGAAAAGCGAATTCTATGGGATTAGTACTAGCTTCGGGCGCTATTCTAGGTTATGCCGTTTATGTTTATTCTGGAAAACTAGTAAGTTATGAAACTGCTATAGCTGAACAAGAAACACAAGTTGCCAAATTACCTGGTTATAATCCGTTGATATTAAATCAATTCCAAACAATGGCAGACACCATTTATTCTGCTGGGATTGTTGAAAATAAAATTGAAACAAAACCAGATCGTCCCGGTTATGGAGTTTATGGAATATCCGAACATCATCTTAAAGTAAATCGCGCAGAACCTTATACTATTGTAACTGAAAAAAGGAATCTAAATCTCTAATAAAATAATACATTAACTGATGACCAGTAACCCAATTAGCAGAATGTCTTTATCTGGGGGCGGCGGATTGAAGGCCGTCCCTGGAGGACCTAGTCTTGCTGCTATTAACTCAATTAACGAACAAGCAAAAAATGCCGCAGCAGGAAATAATTACGCTCTTGTAGATGGTTCCGTACAAGCATCTAACGAATTTCCATATGTTCCGTTTGCCAGAGATAATTACGACGATATTTCGGCAATTAAACGCCAATTCCAAGAAGGAGGTGCTAAAGCAGTAGTTACACTAGACAAAGACGATGCTGATTATGCATTACGTCAAAGAGCCCAAGTGGAAAATGCAGATTTCGATAGATGGGTAATGCAAAAATGGAATTTACAAGATCCTGCTCAAAACTTCTTGATGCAGACTATTGCACCAGATCAATTTCAAAGGCGTTTGGATTTAATAGAAACACAACAAAGTTTAGTATCTAAATATGCCAGACTTAGGCTTTTGGGCCCTAAATCGCTTGAAGATCTTAAATTTGAATGGTTAGTAGAAACCGGTAGAATTACATTACCAAAGGGTCCAGTCTGGGATCCTGTTGCTTGGATGGATGCTCAATACGGCCATACATTAGCTGCTGCCGCTGTACAAAGAGGAGTTGCGAATAGAGCCCAATTTAAAAAAGGATTATTTAATCCGCTAAGATATCTTGACGAAAACAGCACCGGTTGGACATATAACGAAGCTAATCGTTCCGATATCAGAGGTACTCCTAATTCAATGATAGCAGGCCAAATGTTTGGAGGGTCTGATGCCGAGAGTGCATACCAATATTGGGGTAAACCTCCAATTTACAGTAATATAAAATACAATAACGTACCTGGAGTTCCGGGCGTTGCTTTCAGTGCCGCCAATGCGGATGCCATTGGAGATCTTGTTCCTATCCAGAATCTTCGTAATGATGCGCGATAAATTGTTTTTATTTAAATTCGGAATAAATTTAAAGTATTTTGCAACTTTGGTGTACATCTCGTTTTAAGCGCTTCTGGCGGTATAACCGTAGGGTCCTCTGGTAATGGCGGATCAACAACTACTGGGGGGCCACAGCTAGTATCAGAAGTCCAATTGATAAACCAATAAGGTATATAGTTTTGAAATAATACTTCTGCTTGATCTTGTCCAATCTGCATTCCGTTACCATCGGGCCCAATATCATAAAATGTAGTTCTTGTGCTTTCATTCAATTGGCAAATATAATGATTATCATATAATGTATTGCCTACACCAGCAGTAGGCGTATAAACGATCGAACCAGGCGTTATAGAACATTGCGTTGGGCATGCATTAACTGTAATATTTGCTTGTAGCGTCACATATTCGGTCTGGGGAATATATCCGTTGTTGGCCATTTCTCCCTCCTGTCCTCTTGTTTTTCTATGTGGTCCTTTAGAAACAAACAAAGCTATAGTATACAGATGGACATCTTGCCCACTACCAAATCGGGATTCTTGGATGTATTAATGATTCCAGTTCGAGGAATTATACAACCCTTATTTGACAGCTACAGAAAAAAGGAAGCAGTAACCACAGAAATAACTATACCAGCATGGGCAGTTTCAGATATTAAAAATACTCCAATACCTTATCAAGTAAATCATCGTTATGATTTTGGTAATGGTGGAGTATATGGCCCACCCGATATGCCAGTTAGTGCAGGTATTGTAAATACTCCAGGAATAATTCAAGTTCAACAAAGTAAAGAAGGAAAACAAATTGAAATTATTAATGGATTTTATAATGGCCCACAAGAATATAGAGAAATATTTGTTCATATGCCATTTAGTTTGCCAACCGATTTACCATGTAGTACTTCCATGTTAAAATATTAATAAATTTTTATTGGCCTGTCATACATTTCCATTGCAGCGCGCATTGTAATTAAATTAAGAGCATCTGTTTCTTTAGTAATGGGGTCATGAGTCATACAGACAACATTTTCAATAATTCCAGAATGTGCCAATTTAGAAAATAATTCATGTCTGCGTCTGATCAAATTAAAAATGTATTCATCTTCGGTATTAATTATGCCCTTGGCAATTAATCTATTTACTAAAGTACTTGTGTCTGGTTCAAGGTAGATTGTCAAGTCTGCAACAACAGTATTTCTTTTATATTGTTTTAATATTTTTTTAAATCCTTTTCTGGTGGGCATAGCCTGATAACAGTCGTTTGTGTGCATATCATGAACCATATCACTAATTATGTAGTTCTCAATAATAACACATGTACCCTTATTCAGAAGATTTATAATATCTAAATGACTATGCATGTTGTAGTTGAGAACTACCACTTCTTCAGGGCCACCAAGTAATTCCTTTACTTTATTAACTAAATGAGTTTTGCCTGCACATTCCGAACCTTCAATGGCCACCAACATTCCTCTACGATTAGGACAAGGTGGTAAACTTTCAAGCATTTTTTTGATAGACATAGCGACTGAAGAATAATAAAAAAAAATGAAGTTTATTCGTTAATAGTTTCCCATTTATACCCGTTTCTATAGGTAACGGATTTAGTCATATATTCTTCAGTCATATCGGCCTGAATTAATCGGGGCTTACTGATAAATCCATTTTTACCAAAACTAGCTCTAAATTCGGGGGAGAGCAATTCATAAAGTCGTTCATAAGTAATAGTAATATTTGACAAATGCTCAATATAAACAACAACATGAGCATGAATAGAACCGCCTTCTTCAGGGTAGGTTCCATCTTTTCGTCGCCTTCCAGAACCCTTTTCGATGGCATAACGAATTTTAACTTTAAGTATAAAATCAGAAGTAAATCCGTGGCCAGTTTTGTTAAATGTAATTACTAAGCCTATATTATCTGCCAAATATTTAATAATGTCAGCAAGTAATTCTTTGGCCTCGGAATCAGATACATTATCTGATGGAACAAGATTTGGATTAAGTAAAATAAAATAAGTAGTTTTCCGTACTTGGCCATTTCCGCGTTGTCTAAGTAATTCTTCTAATTTATTATTATGTGCTATTAAATCTCTCTTTTTCATTATTCTAAATAGTGTTTTTTATAAAGGATGTCTATTTCAGGGGCAATTGCAAAAGCGCAATCTGGTAGTGACAGTAGTTCTAAGCAAGTTGATAATTTAGAAAGAGGACTAGATGTACTAGAGTCTTATGGGTGCATAAAACCAGATAATCCACAATCAGGACCCGCAAAACGAGGAAGGCCACCAAAATCAAAATCAAAATCTCCAGGTAGGGCCGAGGCAGGACTCGAACCCCCTTCAGAATTTCCTCGTGCGACTCCTTCTAAAGTAGATGCAATTATTGATAAAATGAATAGAACAAGATTATTAACTAAATTACAAGCATACAATGCTTATTGGCCCCAAATCTGTCCATTACAACCAGGCGAATTGGCGTCATTAAGCGCAGAAGATTTACAACGCTTGGTAGATATGTTTGAACTTAGTGTAAATAGTTTTAGTGAAATTATTGATATTCCACAAAGTATCAAAACAACAATTGCCCAACTTGAACCTTTTGCAATTAATGTAGCAGCGAAAAATCCAAATAGTTATTGGTTATCAAAAGGTAAATATATGACTGGATTTACGGATGTTATGAATAGTAATCCAAATGTGGATAGAAATGTAAAATTGATAGCTATAAGATTATTAGGTAAATTTCCAAGAAATCCAATTTTAAGTTTAGTTTATCAAATTGCTTCTGTTGCATTTACCGTAATTCAATACAATCAAGCTCGTGAAGCCAATATTCAAGTATCAGAAGAATATGCTAATTTGTAAACTATTCTAAATAAATAAAGCTTGAAAATAAATAATGTTTGCTGCTATATTGGGTATGGCCGCCTTAACTTGGTATATGGACAAAATTAAACCAGATGACAGAATATTTCAAAATCAACAAGGTGAAACGATTAGAGTCAAAGATTCGTTCAGACCAGTAGAATTAGGCTATCAAGAACAATTAGCTACGAAACTTCCATGGGGAGCAGAAAGAACAACCCATATTGGTAATATGGATTTTAAAAATCCTTTACCATATATTAATATTATGCCTGGGGGTGAAAATACTGCTGTTAGTGATATGCGTCAAACTGTATTGCCACGCCAAAAAGAAAAATTTAAAGAATTAGTTCATGTTCGCGAAAATTTAGAAGAATATTGGCGTTTCGATAATTATCTGGGCGGTAAATATCCAATGGCAAATACTACATTACACAGAGATAGTTCTATTGCTTATCAGTATCAATAAATTTTATTTTTTTTTAATTTTACAAATGGTTTTTGCTGGTTTATTTAAAAACTTCATTTCTATTACTTTTGGGGCATCTGTATATTCGCACAGTTTTACTCTAAGTTGATGAATTTCTTTGGTTTTTTCTGAATTGATCATTGTCAGCATATTTATTTTTTTGCGCAACATTTTATTGGCATATAGTAAGTGATCTACAGTGTACAATACTTCGGGTTCTTGAAACGGTTCTGGCATTCTCCCACAATTAAAAATGCTGGGGTTTGGTATAAATCAGGGCTTTTATGGTAATTAGGTTTATATTAAAAATGTCTGGTACCCTGCCCCTGGCCTCTACTCTCTATGCCGATGAACCAAGCTTTGATCTCCCTTTGGCTGATTCTAGAAAACGCACATTCTCAGAATATGAAGAAGAAATAGATGAAGAAACTAGAGTCGCGGAATTAGAAGAAGAAATACTTCGTTTAACAAACTTTATAAAAATCCTTGATAAACTGTCACAACAAAAATACACCAATTTAAAAGTAAAACACAAGAAATTGAAAATTGAAAATGAAAATTTAAAAAAACAAATAAATAAAGATTAATTCTTTTTATCAACTTTTTTTCTACTAAATATTTTTGTAGGAGTCCATAAACCGAGCAATACAGAAACAGTTACATCAGCCCAAGAAGTATGCCCAATACCACGAATATGACCATCTACAATAATATATAGAGCAGCAGCAAAGGCCGCTAATGAAAGTATAGCTGTAATAAACTGTGCTAGGAAATAACTGGCAATTGACCAATTAAAATATTTGCGAACTATTTTTCGCCGAGTAGACGAGCCAAGCGACAAATCGGATATATTATGGGGGGATTCAGGGTTTAATTCAATTTCCGTTTCCATCGTTTATATTATGGCCACTAGACGCATTAGATTCACAATTAATACATACAGAATTGATGATAAAGAAGCATGGAGGGAATGGAGGAAAAAAACAATTGGGTCATTACAATGTGCCACTGCAAGTACAATTGGAGCATACTTCGGACATCACTATAGTTCATTTAAACAAACATTGGCTGAAACGTTCACACCCAAAGAACCAGACGCATTTGCAAAACGCGCAATGGCTCACGGGGAAACAAATGAAGATTATGCTAAAAGAGAATACTTAACGATTATTGGAAATAAACACAAAATACTTTGCAATGGAGAAGAATCCAGAATAACAGCATTTGTACATAAAAATGCAAATATTTCAGATGCATGCTTAATGACCACCCCAGATATGATTATTAAATTGGGGCGATCAAAAGAAATAGTAGAATTTAAATGTCCATATTTTGAAATATTTTTACCAAAAACTAGAAACAATAGAACGATTCCACAAATAGCATGGGATTTTTTAGAGCGATTTCCAAATGGAAAAGAAGCATCATTTATTCAAGGTTCTGTTTATGCACTTTGTGAGGGCGATGTAAATATTGTAAATGTGGTTTATTTTTTCACTGATACTACAGAGAATATTGCAATGGTTATTTATACTTATGATATTTCTCGAGTAATGTTTATGGAAGATTATATAATTGATGCCGCGGTTAAAATAAATCTAGAATTAAAAAAAGATTCATCTACTTATAGAACAAAAACTCAAGACAAAATAAAAATAAGTGCGGCTCTACGAAATAGTTGCATTGATAGCAAAGTTTATTACAGAAATGAAGAACATGAATGGGTATTATACGAACAACCCAAAGACGAGAGCAAAAGCCAGAGGCCAGACGAACCAAGGGAAGAAAGTACTGGGAGTTTTTGAATTTCCTGCTGTTAAAGCAAATGGTCTTGCTACTTTAGTTTTTCCAACAGTTGTATAACTAATTGAAGGTTGAATAAAATATTGGCCTGCAAATCCTGCTGCCCCACCAACAACTGCTCTAGTTGCTGGATTACCTAGTCCAAATTTTGCTAACAACCCAAAAAGTGCTTCCATTACTAAGTTATGTTTTTTTTTATTTGATTAGAAAATCGTAACACCACCAAAACGCACTTTTTTATCGGTAGTAATGGCGTCGGGTGTAGGCCTAGATTTATCACGAAGGTGCTCGTATAACTGCCCCCCTGGCCCCCAAGGAACACCAAAGTAATTGGCAGGATTCCAAATATATTCTACTGTTGCTCCTGCAGCATTACCAGCTTTGTCGTCATATCTGCTGTGATCGTTATCTAGCCTATAATCGGATGTAGGAGCAGTAGCATAATCTACATAAGCATTTGGAATATGTTTGGCAGCGGTAAAAGTGCTATCTTGAAATGCTGCGATTCTTTGTCTACTTTCAACGGATGCCCTTAATATGCGCTGATTATCAGCAATTTGATTTTTAACGTATAAATCTTGTAATGCTTGATTGTATTTTCTGTGATAATCAGTCCATTCTTTGGCTGATTTATTAGGGTCCTTTCTACCAATTGTTGGGCGAACAATTCTAGAAGATTCACTTGTCCAATTATTACCAGTGGCGTAATTTTCTTCACGAATTCTACCAATCATTAAATTGTCAATATCTTCATAATTATCCTTATCTGATTCTTCTTCAACTGTCGCTTGCTGCACGACTAATCCGAGCACTGCTGCGCTTAGGGCTATCGCGATCATATAAATAACAGGTTTTTTACAGCATATTATTATTTAGATTTTATCGATGGGTGAAGAAGGTATTAGTGGAGCTATTGCTGCAGCAATTGAATCTCAAAAAAAAAATAGAGACAAAAGTCAACGTAGAAAAGAAAGAGCAGAAAAACGTAAAATTGAAACTGCAGAACATGCTACTGATGAACAACCTCCTGCTAAAGTACAAAAAACTAATATCATTCCTCTGACTCCAGAACATAGAAAGTTTATTGGAGAATTCTTCAATTGCGTACCGTTTTATTGTTCCGCCACAAAAAGCATGGGAGTATTTAGTGGATTTGAATTAATTCCAAGTTTATTTTACATGTACCCATGTTTATTGGGCCCCACTCTAGATGCTGATGGTAATACTATTAAAAACAAACGTGCTGCCACCAAAGATAAAGAAGAAGTTGTTAAGCCAAGCGATTATGTGCTGGCATGTGCTAATCCAGTAAATATTTTTACTGGCCTCAAAGAATGCTTCAGAATTTTATTTCCTGAAAAAGACGAAAAACATTTTAAAAAATGGCAAGCATTTCGTTTAAATAACGAATATTATACTTCCAAAGTATCTGGTCAAGCAGTTGATTTTAAAACTTACATTGCTGAACTTGGTGAAACTAAACCATTAGGCGGTGCAAGACCAGTAAGAACCGTTCATATTATTGAAGATATTGACGTTTCAAGACACCTTAGAGCTATTCCATTAAAAGAACATTTTAAAGGCCAAAAATTACCAGTTGGTATTCCCCAAAACGCCCATATTTATGATGTTGCATTATTACGTCAAATCCGCGAAGCTAGTATTGCTATTAAAGAAGCTGAAAAAACCGCTGATGCTAAAGCTGCTAAATTAGTTTCTGGTAAATCTTTTGCTGAATGTATTGAAAACGCCCCTGATAGCGACTCAGAAGATTATTCAAGCGAATAAAAAAAAATATTATTTTTATTAATTAGTTGTTTCATCTACAATACTTTCCGCTTTAAAATATTCAGATGCTTTATAAGCAATAATGGCACCTACAGCAATAGAGCCACCTAACGCAACTAACTTTAATGCTTTTTTATTCCATTTCTCTTCTTCAAGATGTGTTAGTTCTGCTTGGCGCATTCTTTCTTCTGCTTCTTGCATTAATCTGGTTTGGGTTTTCATTCCATCTGGTAAATTACTGGCATCAATAGGTACAGAAGTTAATCGTTGCATTTTAACAATTTCAGATTCTTCACTGGTGGTAGGTACTGCGGCTTCTAGAGTGACTAATGGCGGTTGATCGATTTTTTTAGATTTTCTTTGTTTTGGGGGTGGAATAGATGCCATTCTAAATTCTGCTTTACATACCTTATAACTTTTAGAATATTGGATTATTCAAAGTATGGATCAACCGGAATGGTCAAAATACAAATGCCCCCCTGATATGCTCACCAGGGAAAAGGCGAATAGCCGGCTTCAATTAACTGCCAATCAGTTAAATGATCAAATGGTTATGATTATTGATCAACAATTGACAAATGCAGAAACCCCTGAAGAAAAGCAAGCATGGGCCAATATGAAAGCTAAAACTCAAGTTAAAAAGCTTCATTCTAATCTTAAAAATGCCTTTATAGAAGATTTCGTTTTATGGATAGATGGCCGTTCGCCTTACAGTGTAGTATCTAGAGAAGAAACTAAATTAGATAAAAATGGTATTCCTGTTGTAAAAACCGTAAAATACACTCCGTGGGGCAACAAATCTATGTCGTTTTTACCGGGTGCAGGCGAATTTATTGCTGGCCCTATAGATAATCGCGATCATGTAATTAAAGAACTTACAAAATTAATTGCCACCAATCCCAAAAATATTGAAGATCTTTGGTATTATTATAAATTCATTGTTCGTAAAATTGGATTGGATCGTGATGAAAACGTAATCAAAGAACAAAACTTTTACAATGATTATGATTATATGGAAAAAAATCCATTGATGGTTGGAGAAGGCCCACTTTATGATGACAATAGAAATATTATTGGTGTTCAACCAGAATTAGTCAACGATCCCAGATACAAAACATTAAATCCAAATAACCCAAAACCAATGCCATTTAATCCACAAAAATATGCTCTTATAAAAGATGCAGTTTTTAATGAAGCCAGATCAGGAATTATTAATATTATTGATACCCCTGAATTTTCTGGTTTAGGGGCAGAAGATAAAATTTATATGATTCAAGTGGCTAGATATTTTTCAAAAGTTAGAAAAGATCAAGTAGAAAAAGATAAAGAGCTGGAATTGGATATTTTACAAAAAATTGATACAATGTTGCCCGATTCAGATATTAACGAACTTAAAAAAGAATACAAAGACACTTATCATATGATATCTAAAATTCAGAATAAAAAAAAAAGAAAAGAGATTCATAAAAAATTATTTGATAGAACGTCGATTATATCCAGGCACCAGGGTGATGTTGATTTGGGGATTAAACCATCACCACCTGAGCCAAAAAAATCCAAAAATCCTGTAGAGTATGAACACAGAATACATAGAGCAATGGATAGAGCCAAAGACGATTTTAATAATGTTAAATCGCATTATGATGACGATACAGCAAAACACGGTATGGCGCTGGCATTAGGGGATATGACCAATATAGCGCGCAAATATTCGAAATATATTGATAAACACATAAAAAAATTAAAAAACGATGGCACAACCAGTAATGAACATATTAATGCACTTCAAATAGAAGCTACTAGAAAAGGAATAGAATTCGCTAAAATATATGAAGATTATATGGCACTAGAAGAAGAAGAATCCAATAGGCGCGACGATGCGCGCTTATTTGGTAAAAAAGAACTTAAAAAAGAAGATAGCGAAGAAGAAGATGAAGAAGACGAATTTCACGATCCCGAAGATGACGTACCTGAACCAGAACCAAAACCAATAGAAGATGGCCTAACTGTTGATGAAAGAGAAATATTTAAAGAATATATAGATATTGCAAATACAAGTATTGAAAATGGAAAAAACGCCAAATCCGTTCAAGAAAAATTAGTACATTACAGAAATGCCAGAAATTCATATCTTAAATATGTAAACCTTCGTACTGCAGTGCAAGAGAGATTGGATGCCAACCACGAACCTGACAATATTAAAGATTTAAATATGAATGCTGAAAACAACGGACACAAAGCTATGGACGAATTGAATGTAACAATCAAGGAATTAAAGGGCATTGAAATAAGAGAAGAAGTAGCAGCAATTGAAGTAAAACTGAACAGAGATATTACCAATGTTATGCAGGCCACACAAGTAAAAGCCAATATCAATAATGTATTGGATTTGATGAACAAAGACGGAGCCGAGAATTACCAACCTCAAATGACATGGTATGCAAACAAAATACAAGAACTGGATATGTTCATTGCTAGAACTAATGTCAAGGCCAAACTTGGATTCGATGCTAAAACGCATATGGCCACAATTAATAGAGCTATAGCAGGCGCAGTAGATATCACCACACAAGAAGAGTTAGATAAGCACGCAGTAATATTTAATACTATAAATCAAGAAATGATAAAAGCTATTGATGAAGCTAAAAAAGAAGGTACAATACCTAAAATACTGCAAAATGAATTTCAAAATGATATAGATGCTTTGGGCGATGCTATGGCCAAATATCGCAAAATTGCAACTACAATTGAAGAAGATTTTAAAAGAAAACGCGATTTTGAAATGCATCAAGCAGTTAGAAAAAACCAAGAATCTGCAGCAAGAAAACAACAAGAAGAAGCCAATGTAGTACAGCTATTCCATGATAGTATAGGTCTAGATATTAAAAAAGAAACAAATGAAATAACTGAAAGAATAAATGAAATAAATGGAATTACTGAAGAAGGCGAAGTTAAAGAAGAAACTGTTTATCACGATGAACTATTTGCCAAAATAGAAAATGCCAACAGAGAATTAAATAGGGCCAATATGCCGATTGCTTCTAAACTGGCCATTAAAAAAGAACTAACTGCAATGCAACAAAAACTTAGTGATTATCAATATGCTATTATGGATAAAAAAAGAGAAATTGAAGATGAAAAAGCTAAAGCACTATCCGATCCTAAATCAAAAGAATATGACAAGGTAGTAGAAAAGGGAGTAGAAAATGACTTAATGACAGGCATGCAATTTAGGACCAAATACAATATATACCCTGATGAAATGAAAGATTCAATTAAAAGATATATGGATATTGTTCCCCAAGCCAATACCGTAGAAGAATTGGCCACTTTAAACAATCATTATACTACAGCAATGGCAGTATTAGTTAAGGCCCAAGAAGAACTTATAAAGGCTGGTTTAGGATTTGATATTTCCAAACCAATTTATAAAGATATTATCGCCATTAAAAATGATATGAGTAAATATTATAGCGCCATTAAACAAAGAGAAGAGAGAGTACAAGTGGAATCTGTTGCTCGGGCCAAAGAACAAGAAAAAGCACGCGTAGAACGCGAATCTATTGCCGCTACACAAAAAGAAGAAAGAGACAGACAAGCAAGAGAACAAGCAGAAATTGAAAATCGCAGAAAAGAAAAAGAAGCAAGAGAAAGGGAAGCAAGAGAAAGAGAAGAAGAAAAAGTCAGAGTAGCAGCTGAACGCAAACTAAAAGAAGAACAAAAACAAGCAGAACTTGCACAAAATAGAGAAACAGTAACACAGGATACTATTAAGTCACTTAAATTATATTCTGATAGATACATTAAAGAAATAGACCAACATCTTGCTTTACTTCCTCGAATCACCAAAAGTTCAGATTTAGCTATAATGAAAAATTATTATAGGGATTTGGTTCCTGTAATAGAAAACTCGCATGCATACCTTACGAAATCAGATCATCACAAAGATATTAAAGCAGGAGTAGCTAAAGTATACGAACCATTCAAACAAAAATTTGATGAATATTTTAATGGAATTAAACAAAAAGAAATATTCATTAATAAACTTGAAAAAGCAAAAGAAGCAGAAAATAAACAAGAACCTGCTGTTGTTCCCGGGGCATTTAGTGCAGCTGAAATGGCTAAAATAAGATTAGATGAAGCAGAAAGAAAAAAAAAAGTAGAAGAAGAATTTAAAAAACAAAGGGAAAGAGAAATTGAAGAGGCTAGTACTAAATCTGCAAGAGAAGCAGTAGAACGCAGAATCGAACAACAAAAAATAGCTGAAGGTAAACTTACAAAAGAACAATTGGAACAATCGAGAGCCGAATACAATCAACGACAGCAGCAAGCCAAAATCGATGCAGATCTTAAAAATAAAGAAGCACAAAAAAAAATAGAAATGAGAAATGCAAATATCGATAAATTAAAAGAAGCTTGGAACTCTATTGTTCCTCCTCCTGGTGGTGCCCCAAGAAATATTCCTGCTGGTGTCCCTCCTCCATCCATGTTAAAAATGGCTAAAGTAAGAAAATCAGTGGCCGACGACGAAATAGAACAAGGCTATAAACACAGGCCTCGTCGCCTTACAGCAGTTAAAATGAAAGAAAAAGGTCTCACGCCCGGTGCACCAGGAAGGACAATACCTAATGAAGAATTTAGACATGCCGTCCCTATAGATGCTCCTATAGGACCTAAAAAAAATCCGTCTGCATTTACTGAAGCTCATATAACTATTAATACCGATTCAATACCTTCTCCTATACCAATAGAAAAATCCCTTGATCGAAGATCTGAAGCAGGCGGATTCCCTACAGAAGCACAAGTAACTGCTCGAATTACTCCTAATGAGACTAAAGAAGTTACTGATAAAATGGCACCATTTTACGAGAAATACAACGAAAGCTTTACCTGGGTATCTGGGCAACCGCGACTTAAAAAGGGAGAAGTACACGAGGATCCTAATCTAACAAATAGAAAGTTGCATATCTTAAGTGATCAAATGCGCAGACAATCTGATTTTGCTTATACTGCCATTAAAAATTCCAGAAATCCTACAATGGCCCAATATAAATATTATTACGAAGTAGTAGATATGCATAAAAAAATCAGCGTACTAATTAAAGAACTAAAAGACCGTTACGGATTCTAAATAATAAATAAATTAAATTATAAAAATGAAACGTACATTACCTATTATTTCGCCTCGCCATGTCCCGCCTGATATTCCTTATGATGAAACTCCTTATCCTAATCCAAATACTACACGATTTGATTATCCGCGCAAAGAGCCACCTAAGTATTGGTAATCCCGATTTGGTAATGGCCAAGATCCCCATATGTATACTATAACTTTGTTGTGAAAAACGGTCACTCAGCAAAAAGGAGAGACAGATGGGAGATTTGGCTTAGTAAAATAAATAATAAACAAATTAAAATTTTAAAAAATTACTTTTTTTTATTGGTAGATGGTTTTTGGCTATCTGCAACAAGAATTAAATCTTCTTCAATATCATCAAAGTCATCATCTCCAAAAAGGCTATCAGCGAACAATGCATATTCTTCAGTACCTTTGGCTTTTTTTGGCTTAGTGGTATTATTTTTTTTAAGAGTTCTTTTTTTCTTTGGTGCGGATTGAGTTTCATTTGCTGCTCTTGCTTCTGATAAATCTTCAATGGCTGTTTTCTTGGTAACTTTTGGAGCTGGTTCTTTGAATTGATCTCTTTGTTTTTTTTGTGGTGAAACAGCAACTATTGGCGATTCCATAATATTATTCATCAACTCTTCTGGTAATGTAACTGGTAAATCTTTAATAAATTCTTTAGCTTCTAACTTTCTTGTTAATTCCAAATTCTTCATATAATAAGTATCACATGTATTGGTTTCAGTTTCGAGTTTTCTTTTGCAAATAAATAAATCGCCTTCCATTTTGTGTAACATTGCTTTAAGCGCTTCAACTTCAGTTTTATCAGCAGAAATTTTAACCAAACGTTCATAAGCTTTTTTAAGTAAAGTGAATTTAATATTAGTAATGTTATTGTCTACGGGATAAGCAAAACCAGAAATAGTATCAGTAGAAACGACATTATCAACAAAGGTATCAACTTTAAGTAAATCAATTAAATTGTTGGCATCAGCAATATACTTATCGCGGGCAGATTCGAGTTGGTTAATCATTGAGGCCTTGTAGGAAGCTTGGTTACCAGGAGCAGTCATTTCGGATTATGGCCACAGTGCCAAGTATTTTTCCTTATATACCGTGCTTTTGTAACCCTGACCCTAAACCACACCCATAATTAATTTTGCACTAAACCCTCGTATAGGAAAAAAGGGACTCCCTGACCGGGAATTGAACCCGGGTCTCTCGCGCGACAGGCGGGAATACTCTCCACTATACTATCAGGGATTAAATGTTTGTACATTATTATTACACTGGAAAATCATCTTTATTCTGTAATTTTACTCCCTGAGGTCCTATTTCTGAACTTTTTTCGGGTAATATGGCACGAGTTTTCAATAAAATGGCATAACCAGTAGTCAAAAAACCAGACGCCAAAGTACCCAGTTGCCCAATTAAAAATATATCAATTTGTGTAAAAATAAGTCCAGCCGAAAATACCATTCTCAATGCATTGACACCATACAATACATTAATGAGTACCCAAGTTTGACCTTTAGGGTTGTGGATTTCCAGTTTATCAACATTGAGAATACTGCCATTGATCCAAGGGAAAATAGTATCAAAGACAAAATAACTGAAAAACGAATCCAAAAACGAGAATGAACAAACAAACAACCATTTCCCCCAAGTTTCTATTTTTGTGCCTATTCCTATGATCACCAAGTCATTTGAAGGACCGAATCTCATATAATTAGTATCCAAGAATCCTAAAAACCAGCAGAACACCGCAGCCGTGAGTATAGTCCAACCGGCGAATAGTATTACTATGCATTTGAATGTGCGAAAATAATTCATAATTGACAAGGATTTTAGGCGATAGACTACTAATCTATTATCCGCAATTTGGAAAACAGTAAACTTAAGGCTGAATTTGAAATTGAGAAACTACAAATTGAAGTGAAACATCTACAAACTCAAGTGGCAGACTTAAAGAAAGGTACACTACCTCACATAATGCAATAAAAACCCTCCCAAATATATTAAAAGTGATAAAAAATAAAACCACTTTAATGCAGCAAATTAATTTATTTTAAATAAATTCAAAGTTCTTTGCAAAACTTTGTTACATTCTTTTTGTTGTGGTTCGGGCGGACTAGGTAAAGAAATTGGGTCACAAGTAATTTGTGGTGACCAAGTTCTAAAGAAATAATCAATTGCGCCTGTCATAAATAAATTATTGGCTTGATCTTCGCTTATTTCTGTATTTGTACCAGTTGTTAAATTAATATCAAAGTATTTATCTGACCACCCCTGATCATTTGAATTTGTTCCATCTACTCTACAAATATAACGATTAACATCATAATTCGATTGCATGTTATCTGTAGTAGTATAGACTACATCTCCCATGCAAAGTCTACATTCATTAGGGCATGTCACTGTGTTTGGCATTACTGGTATTTGTTTAATATGTAAATTATCACCATATCCGTTGTTAGCCATTTTCTACTTCTGTGCTCTTCCTTTTCTATAGTGATGTTAGAATTAGAATTAAAAATGTATAAGGAAGACACCAGACCAGATATTAAGGAGCTTTACGCAATAATGAATGTTTTACAAGTAAGAACATTTGAATTAACAGAAAAACTGGAAGAATTGATAATGGCTGTTAAGGGTTAAGTACCCACAATTAAAAATTTGGTCGCAGGGGTTATATTCCGTGGGGTTTGGTCATTTGGCCATATTTCTCAGTGCCACGATGATTAGTACACGGATCCGCCTCAAGCCTCAAAATGATTACTCCCCACTCTACCAAGGTAAAGAATACTTATGCCCGTTAACTATGCAAAATATGACAGTATTAGAGGATGCTGCACTTTGGTATTTAGAATATTCTGATAATTCACAATACTTTGGCGTTTTAGACTTTGATATTGCTAGAGAGCCCAATTCAACAGATACAGAATATTTAGCCAAAAAAGAAGAAGTATTAGAAATAATTATTTCAGAAATCACTAAACGTTTTTATTTTTATCAAATATATGACTCCGGCAACAAAGGCTTTCATGTTTATGTTTTTGATATTTCTTGTTGGTTGAAACCATCCGCAGCATTGAACCGTCAATTATGGATTAGAGCACAATTACAAAAACTATTTGGTGAAACTCTTTTTGATATGTTGGATTTAAGCAATCATTATATTGGTAAAGGAATAAGGCCGTATACATGCGCCCATCCAACAACTGGCCGAATGCCAAAGTTAATTAAAAAATCCCACAATTGCCCAGATAATTTTTGGGAATGGTTTATGGATTTGCGTGATACTCCAACAGAAGTAGATGATATTCCAATTGCAGAATGCGAAACTCCACCATTATTTGTAAGTTCTCCACAAATACTTAGAGTCAATAATCCAACCAATTCATTGGATGCTAATTTACAACAACTTTACAATAACATTGCTGGTTTTCAACACAAAGGTGGTAATCTTTATACAATAACTGGTACAAAGCATTGTTGTTTTATAAATGCTGATCATAAGACTCAAAAAAATTATATTTACAAATATCCGCCACATCATGCTCAAATAACTTGTCATTCTGGAAAGTGCAATAACGCCACTAAATATGTAACTTCTAAAACTACGCCATTAACCGACATCGAACCATTGCTAACTAAACTTAATATTCAACCGCGAAATCGTAAAATATTGCCAGCTGAAGTGCCTTATATTCTTAAAAATGATGTGGAATGGTGTTTGCAACCACCTGGGTTTGGGGCGATTTTTGCACCGATGGGTTCGGGGAAAACAAAAGCATTGGAAGATTGGCTTGAAGATCAACCAGCCACATTTAGTTATTTGTTGATTGTTGTTCGTATTTCCCAAGCAAAATATTTTTCGCATAGATATAAAGACTTAGTGGATTATCAAAAAGTGAAAGGAAGCTTACATGGGATTCCTAGATTAGTATGTTGCATGAATAGTGTAAGTAGATTACTTGCGCCAGATGGTAGTTTGCCATATTACGATTTTTTAATGCTTGATGAAATTGAAAGTGTAGTGGGGGGCTCCATTTCAAAAATATTAAGTTCGGGCCGAACAGAACAATGCAGTATTTGGAATATATTGGGTACATTGATTAAATCGTGTGGCAAAACATTAATTATGGATGGAATACCTACCGTTCATAGTTTTAATTATTTTACTGGATTGGGAATAATGCAAGATTTTAGTATTCTTGAACATCACAGACAACCAGACTTTAGAATATATAAATGCTTTTGTCACCAACAAGAATTTCTTGATCAAATGAAAACAGACCTTGCAAATGGGAAAAACGTGGTATTAGTAACAAACACAAAAGAAATACAAACCTTGGTTTTTAATCAAATTGACTGTGATTCAAAAATAATGATAAATGCCGATAGTGAAACTAAAATAAAAAATACGTCAAAAAAGCCTAATGAAAAATGGAATGTACGCTTTTTGGCTTATAACACCGCAGTTGGCGCTGGTGCTAGTTTTGATTTAAATCACTTTCATATTATGTATGCTGTAATATCCACAAATTCTTGTATTCCACAAGATTTTTATCAATTAATTTGTAGAATCCGTAAATTACAAGATTCAAAAGTAATGGTATTAATTATGGATTGTGAATCAGGACCCATACCAACTATTGAAGAATTTAAAATATCCAAAATCCAAAATATCACGAATTTTCATGGAATACAAAGTAATTATCGATCAAGACTTAGTGTATTGCAAGTTGTGCCCCCTACTATTGTACAAAATAGTAATTTGGTGCGAGTGAATATAAATCCAAGTATTCGTGAAGCTGCAAACAATCCAAATTCAATATTTAATTTATTACAAGCTGGTGTAATACCTGGTCCTGTTTATCCACCACAGCCACATCCTATTGCAACTATCACCACACCTCACTTGAATCCAGTGGTGCCCGTGAACAATCCCGATAGACAAATACAACAACGTTTAACAGAATGTACTACTGTTGAAAATTATAAACTTGATATTTGTGATATGGATTATAAAGTGGTACGATTATTAAGCGCCCACAAATATTTAAAATTAAAACATGAAGATGATTTTTTTTTAAATACTTTGGTAGAATTTGAATATGAAAAACTTTGTTTAAGAAATAGTGAAGAGTATAGTAAAAACTTTTTTAAAATGATTCGTAGAAATGGTGGAATTGTTATTGAAATTAAAGAACATCAAAAAGAAGTATTAAAAACTTCTTCAAGAATGATTAAAAAAGATGCAAGAAAAATGACAGATGAAAAAGGAGTAGAAACAAAAAATGCTTTTTGGGATCCTGGACCAGACTTCAATCCTGCCAGAGCAAAAATATGGAATAATTTGGTGCACTTTAATGATATTAGTACTCAATACCGTTGGTTAGCATTGCGTAATCGTTTAATTCAAGATCCATTAGAAGTTTATTCCAAAGAATTTTCTGTAGTGAATACAAAAAATCGCGCAATCAATAACACGTTATTATTTAGTGGTGATATATTAAATGCATTTGATGTATTAGCCAGACTGTGCCCATTTACTATTGATAAAATAACTGGTAAAATAACGGGCGTGGTACCTATTGTTAAATTTTATGAAAATTATCGTAAATTCCAAAGAGCTATTGAAGATGTTTATAAACAAGTATATAATGAAACTCAAATACGTTATACATTTATTGAACCGAGTGATGCCACTAAGCCATCAAATGTTAATGTATGTATTTGGAAGAATCTTAAAAGAATGTTTAAAATATTTGGTATCAATTGCAATTACCAATCTAGTTCTGGCGGCAGAGTACGAGTAAATGGTACTCGTTTAGTAAATAGTAGTTTTGAGTTTTGTGAAGAAACTCAAAATATCAGATTAGCTTTAGCGAATATTGAGTTTGATACTGGAGAGAAAAACGGCAATGCAATTGATTACCTAGTCGAAAAACAATATTCTAAATAAAAATAATAAGTTATAATAATGTACAGCCAAACTGCTTCTACGCGAGAAATATTATTAGCAGCATTAAGATCAGGCAAGGGTGCTAATAGTGCTAAAGATAAAGGATATGGTGTATTACTAGACGAAATGGCTGAACTAGGTGAACAGATAGATCCTTTTGATGTTTGTGAATATGAAGGCCCAGATCCGCCCATAATGCATTTTACAGATAAACCAGTGCCATATACACAATTGGTAGAAATCGGTAAAGACAAATCAAAAGATATTCAAATTCTTCAATTGGCCTATAATATGATATTGCCTGGTTATACAGTAATATTTACTGGTAGGCGTAGATCAGGTAAAACTAAATTAATCAAAGCATTGTGCCGCCACTTGAGAGTATTCTTTCCTGAAGTAGTTGTATTTACTCGTACTAAAGCATCTGGAGAATATGTCGATTGTATTCCACATTCTAGAATTATTCAAGGATTCGATCCCGATTTATTAATTGAGATTATGGGTATTCAACGAGAGAAAAAAAAAGCACAATCGAGAGGCGAATTAAAAGATACGAATTATAATTTATTAGTTATACTTGATGATTGTTTAGCAGAACGATTACAATGGTCACAAGAATTAAACGCTGTATTCTTTGAGGGTCGCCACAATAATGTAACATTATTTGTAAGTCTTCAAGATGTTAAAGGGTGTTCCCCTGCAGCAACAGGTAATGCTGATTATGTATTTCTTTATCCTATGGGAGATGAAAGAACATTCGATGCTGTTCGAGATAAATATACTCCGTTTTTAGATAAATACGAACAGCGAGATATTATGGAACACGAAGATATTAATAAAAAATATCATATTGTTGGCGTTGATATTGCCCATAAATCCAATCCACGAGATTACAAACTTGCAATAGGTTCAGTAGAAGCTGACAAAGAAAAAAAAGATTTTGTAATGGGCACCAGAGAAATGTGGAAAGATGATTTCCGACAACTTGATCAATTGGGC